GGCGCCCAGCTCGTGCCGACAATATCGGCCCGCCAGCGGGTGACAGTCTCGGTGTCCGAGGTGGACGCTCCAGCTCCGTCAGTCGAACGAACCAGGCGTAGTCGCGACCGGGGAACCCAGGTCACAGCTGAGGTGAGCGCGACCGCTCCGGGTACGAACCAATCCGACGCCCTGGCGATAGCCCAGGGGATCGGGAATATCCTGTCCGGGACAGGCCAGGGAGCGGGGTTGGGCGGATGATCTACAGACTCCCAGCACCGACCCAGCACGGTGACTCCTACCGGGTGACGCTATCGGGGAGCGAGTACCAGATTGACTGGTCGTGGAATACCAGGTCAGGGCGATGGTGGCTCGAGCTTTCCGATGACGAGGGATTCATCGCCCGCGTCCCAGCGGTGGCCGGATTCCAGATTCTGCTGTCGGTGACCGGAGACCGGCGCCCACCGGGCGACCTGTTCGTCATCGACCTGGCCGACTTCGGGCGTGACCCCGGGCTTCGCGACTTCGGCGCCGACTTCGCCTTCGCCTACTACGACGGGGAGGACGGCTAATGGCCGAGCTCTGGGGTAGGGTCTGGCAGCTACAGGTGGGCACCCTCCTGATCGATGGTGCCGAGCCCACCGAGACCCATTCGCTCGCCGTCGATTTCAGCGTAAAAAAGAGCCTCAGGCGCGAACCCAACGAGGCATCGATCACGATCTGGAACCTGGGTCGGGAGCACCGCGCAGCCATCGCGGCCATGGGCTCAGGCGCTGACGTGATTCTGAAAGTCGGCTACCGGGAGACCGGGCTCGAGCAGATATTCAGTGGCGACCTCCGTGCGTCACCGGCTCAGTGGGAGGGGCCGCAGGTACGGGTCATGCTCGAGGGCTCGGACGGCGGGACGGCCTACCGCTCGGCCAGAATCCAGCGGAGCTTCGCGCCGGGAACCACGGTCGGAACCGTGCTCACCGCGGCGGTTGAAGCGCTCGGCGTAGGCGCCGGAAACCTACCGCAGCTCAGATCGTCGCTGCGCCTGACCTCCACCGGGGAGACCTATCCCGGCGGCACCGCCCTCAGCGGACCGGCTCGGGACGAGGTGAACCGGATCGTGCGCGGGTGCGGTGGAACCTGGTCGATTCAGAACGGGAGTTTTCAACTCCGGTTGACCGGTCCGGTCCGGAGAACGGCGCTCAGGATTTCGGCTCAGACCGGCATGGTAGGTAGCCCGGTGCAGGAGACGGAGAGGGGGCGCACCACTACGAAGGCCGAGGTGCTCATGCTTCCGGGTATGTATCCCGGTCGGATCGTCCAGCTCGAAAGCCGCGAGGTAAACGGAAACTTCGAGATATTCCGGGTCGAATACAAGGGAGAAACCCGCGGCAACGCCTGGGGTGCTATGCTGGAGTTGAGGCCGTACTGATGAGCGATGTAAACGACACCCTTGGATCGGTAGGACGGGCTGAGATGCTCGGCCGGACGCTCGACGCACGGATCAGAAATATCCGGACCGCGACGCCGGGGGTGATAAACCGGTACCTGGAGGGCGACCAGGTTGCCGACGTCGAGCTCCCGGTGCGCCCGGGCGGCGAGGCCCAGCCGGTGCTGGCCTCGAGGCCAGTGCTCATTATGGGCGGCGGCGATGGCTACCTGGTGTTCCCCTACTCGGCGGGTGATACCGGGCTGGTCGTGGTCTGCGATACCGACATCGGGGCATGGAGAGCGAGCGGCGACGTAGGCCCGCCTGCTGACGACGGGCGACACGGACTGGGTGGCGGGGTCTTCATCCCTGGCCTCCGAGTGGCTGGTGAAGAGGTGGCCGCTCCTGCCGGTGCGACCGTGCTGGCCGGCGGCGATGTGCGGCTCGGTGACTCGGCAGCGACGAAGCTGGCGATGAATGACGACATCGTCGGCGCGATAAATACGTGGGCCGCAGCCGTATCGGTGGCCATCACCGCGCTCGGAGGAGACGTGACAGCGGCGACGGGGCAACTAGCGATAGACCTCGCTGCGTCGAAAAGCAAAATCAAGGTGGATAGCTGATGGCACAGGGCATCCGCACGCTCGAGCTCGCTACCTACATCGACGCGGAAAACCCGACGATCGGGGACTGGCGGATTGTAAACGGCGACTTCTCCTGGCTGACTGCCGACGATCCCGACGCGACAGCGCAGTCGATCGCCAGGCGACTGCTCACCTACCGCGGAGAGGTTTTCTCCGACCAGCTCCGCGGCTTCCCGTGGTTCCAGAGCATCCTCGGCCAGCGCGGCGCAATACCCAGGCTTCAGTCGCTCATCCGCCAGGCAGTGGCCACGACCCCGGGTGTGAGGTCATGCCAGTCGGCGGGGTACTCAGTGGACCAGACCACCCGCTCGATCTCGATCACCTGGCAGGCAATTTTCGATGACGGGAAAATCTATACCTCGGCCGACTTCGACATCCCGTTCGTAATCGAGGCATCATGACCCACTACCTAGACGCCACCGGCCTGCATACCGACTCCTACGAGACGATCCGTGGGGAGATGGTCGATTCGATCCACACCGGCATATCCCCGGTAGCCGACCTCTCCGAGGAGACACCGATGGGTGCGCTCCTCTCTCAGCTCGCCAATCGGGAGCGGACCGTGGTTGAGCTCGCAGAGGAGGTCTACGCTGGGCAGTACCCCTCGACGGCCGACGGCTTCCAGCTCGATCTCATCGCCGCCATGACCGGATGCTACAGGACCGACCCGACGAAAAGCTACCTGCTCCCGGCCGAGGCCGATGTCTACCTCGACGCCGGCGTCACCCTGCCCGCGGGCTCGGTAGCCCATGTGGATGGTGTTCCCGCCTCGAGGTTTGTCACCGTAGCGGACGTCACAAACCCGGGCGGCGCCGGGGCATGGATCGCATGCGCCTTCGAGGCCGAGGAGACCGGCCCGGTTCAGGCTCTCACTGGGACGCTCCGCACCGTCGCCGAGCCGGTGGTGGGCTGGATAAATGATCCTTTGTCGGGCTATGCCGTCGACAACTCGTCCGATGCCACCCTGGGCCAGGACGAGGAGACCGATTCGGCCTATCGGCTGCGCCGAGTGGCTGAGCTCGCCCAGGGCGGGGCATCGACCGCCATCGCGGTGCAGGCCGACCTGTCAGCGATCACCGGCATGACCTGGTCTTCGGTGCTGGAAAACGACGGGGACCATACCGACGCAGACGGTGTTCCCGGACACGCGCTCGCGCCGGTGGTCTACGATGGGACACCGCCGCTGGGCGCCCACGTGGTATCAGACGACACCATCGCGGCGGCCATCCTCGGAGGGCTGAACAGCGGGAAGTCGGGCGGCATCCGCTCATGGGGCTCGACGGCGGTGGGAATCACCGACTCCCAGGGCAGGAACCATGAGATCGGATTCACCCGCGCTGACGTGCTCGACGTCTACATCGATGTGAACCTTTCCGGTGCGGGGAACTACGACGAGGACATCTATCCCGCCGGTGCCGGACTGGAGGACGCAGTTAGAGCTGCGCTGGTCGCCTACAGTGCGGCCATCCTCGGTCGCGGAACCGATGTAGTTTTCATAAAGCTCCTGGCCGTGGTCATGTCCGTCGAGGGGGTGATCGACATAGCCTCGCTGGTGAGTGACTTCCATCCCGCCCCTGCCGGTTGGGTAAACCTGGTGGTCGGGGAATTCCAGGTCGCTACTATTGACAGCGGCGATGTGAATGTGACGGTGTAACGCATGGCAGGATGGCACCCTAGAGATATCGCTCCGATCTACGGTCCGGCGGTAACCGTGGCTGGGACGAGGACGATCGACCTCTCGTCAATCGTCGGGTCTAATCGGTGCCTTGCGTTTCTCAGGATCACCTGTACGAACGGCTGGCCAATTGTCGCCGTGAAAACTAACGGCGATCCCGACGACTGGGTCGGCGCATGGAGCAGCGGCGGAAAGGGCGCCGCCAACGGCTACCCGAACGGGGCGCTGAGTGAGGCCATTGGGTGCATCGTCGCCACAGATGCGAACGGAGTGCTCCAGTGGCGGAACGTCGGCACAGCCACTCTCCAGATCGATCTGCTCGGATGGATCGAGTCGACGTATTCCGGCGTATCGGTGTTCAGCGGGGTGGCCCCGGCAGTATGGACGAACGTGGACCTCTCCGCGGTGACCGGGGCGAAAGCCTCGCTCGTTTTCCTGAAATCACTGATGACCGGGGGCATCTCCGAGGCGGCCGGGGTGAGACCGGACGGTGACGGCGCTGACTGGCTCGACACCTCTGTGCTCTCGAAGGGATGCTCCCAAGGGAAGATCGGGGCTATTGGTCGGGCTCACGGGTACGTTATCAAGAGCAGCGCCGCCGGGATTATCGAGCACAACTCGGCCACCGGCGGCATCCAATACGACACCTACCTGGAGCACTACGAGAGCACCGACGCAGAGTTCAATGACGTTTCGTTCACTGTTTTTTCTCTCGGGTTCCCACCCCTGGCCTGGCAGGACCTGGACCTATCGGTAGATGTCGGGGCAAACCCCACTGGGCTGGACGGTCCGGCGCTCGCGCTGCTCCGGGTCGGGAGGGTCTTCGTCGGGGGCGGTGTTCATCATGTCGGATTCCGACAAAAGGGCGACACATCGAATATGCAGCTGGCGAGCAGCAATCTGCCAGCCGGCGCGTCATCGATGTCAATGGGCGCTGGTGAGACTTCGGGCATCCTCGTCACCACCGACTCGGATGGTGTCGTCCAATGGCAGTCATCGCTCGCCGCCGACCAGTATCAAATCCAACTGATCGGATTCGTCCCGGCGATCCCACCGACCATCAGCGGTGAGTCTCCGGTCGGCGCGGCGGAAGCGCCGGATGTGAAGGTCCTGTTCATCACCGACGACGACACCGGCGTCGACCCGTCGACCATCAACCTGGACCTAACCGCCCCGGATCTGACGGTGTACAACGCAATTATCGGTGGGGTGTTCCAGCCCGGATACACCGGTACGATTTCCGCGGTAGGGGGGGGGTACTGGGTGGCTCTGTTGACCCACCAGTTTTTCACGGTCGGGTCCTGGCAGGCGGACGCCTACTGCGAGGATACTGACAAGCTGTCGGCGGCGAGCTCCTGGTCTTGGACCGTCGTGGCGAATCCGCCATCGGTCATCTACACCCATCCGGTGGAGTTCACCCCTGACGTCGATCAGATTCGATTCAGCGTGGTCGACATCTACGGGCTGGACACCTCGAGCCTCTCCCTCTCAGCGGTGCTCACCGGAGACGGAGAAAAAACCACCCACGTCGGCATCATCGCCACCGTGCCCCAGCTCGGATGGGACGTGACGATCGTCGAGAGCGACTACACCGGCGTCATCCCTAGGCGCATCGACGTGGTCATCAGAGACTGGCCGATGGATCTGTCGGTCGTGTATCGTCGCGTCGAGATGGTCGTGGATATCACGAGCTTCGTCGGGGTTCCGCTATGAGTGGAGGGTGGATTTTCACGAAGGCCGCCGGCGTCGAGCACGATGAGGCTCACGTCGCCGGGGTACTCGAGGATATGCTCTTCCAGGATGAGGAGATGCCGCGCGCCGAAGCCTTCGTCTCGATCTTCGGCGCGCGCTGGCAGGT